TTATAGTATATGGTCTTAGATAATATCCATCACCCGTTTTTAGAGCAACGTACAATCTCGGTTGATGGTCATACGTACATATAATAGTTTTACTTGGCTTTGTGATATCTACAATTTCACAATGAATGGGTGATATTCTCTTACCAAATGAGAACTGATATTCACTGACGCGTTTGTCCTTCCAAGTAACACCCCGAGTTTTTTCATGTAAAGTGAGGTACGGGTGAACTTTACCAATTGGTTCACCTTCTCCTTGTAGTATACTTTCTTCGGCAACGCCCGCTTCTTCAATGAGTTCTTTTGAAACTTTCAAAGCCCCTTCCATATCAAACTTGAGAATGTTTCTTAGATTTACATCTTGATTACTTGATTCTGGAAAGTCAAATGTAAAATCTGGATCCCTCGATCCTACAATAAAAAGACGTTCTCTTTTTTGTGGAACTCCATGTTCATGGGCTTTCAAAACTTTGTAGTGACATGTATATCCTACATCATTAAACGCCTTCACGATAATGTCTATGAAGTTTTCTCCGTTAGCCGTCTTTCTTGTCAGTAACCCTTTCACATTTTCACCAATTATGTATCTCGGTTTAATGATTTTAGCTGCCCTCACAAATTGAAGATACAATTGACCTCTCATATCATTTGGATCTTTCTTGCCAGCATTTGAAAAACTTTGACACGGAAATCCACCAAATATAATGTCAATTTTACCAGCTAAATTTTCAAAGTCTTCATCTGAAATCTTATTTATATCACCACCAATTAACTTTGAATGTTCGAAATTTAATTCGTGTGTCTCTTGAAATCTGGTTTTTATTTCGGAATACGCTATGACATCTATACCAGCATTTGTCATACCAAGAGTGTCACCACCGCATCCCGAAAATAGTGAAAGTGCGGTAGGTTTAGACATATACATTTCATGTATCATATTTTTTAAACTCATTTAAGGAAACTGGGGGAACGTAGTTTATAACATGTCGCAAAAAGATGTCTTGGACCATGGGTTTGTACGATTGGTTGATCACATGCCGAGACAAGATTTGGACACCTCAATCGTCCAAGCAGCCAGAGTCTCGTATGGAGATGGGACTAAGACCTCACGAGGAGACCGAGGACTCCTCCGATACCTGCTTCGCCACTGGCACACGACGCCTTTCGAGATGGTGGAATTCAAGTTCCACATCAAAATGCCCATCTACATCGCCAGACAACACTTTCGTCACAGAACCGCCTCCGTTAACGAGCTGTCCGCCCGCTACTCCGTCGTACCGAAACAGTACTACAACCCAGGGATTCTACGAGGTCAGTCTAAAGTAAATAACCAGGGATCTGAAGGAGTTATCGATGTAGACGAGGGGAGAACAAATCAGGTCAGCGACCACTTAGAACATTCTTTTGAGGTCTATGAGGACCTTCTCGAACAAGGGGTCTGTCGAGAACAGGCTCGGGGTAATCTTCCACAGTGTACTTATACCGAATTCTATTGGAAGATCAATCTCCACAATCTCATGCATTACCTCCACCTTCGTATGGATGAACACGCCCAAAAGGAGATTCGGGACTACGCCAATGCCATCTTTGACTTGGTTGAGCCCCTTGTCCCCATTACGATGGAAGCCTTCAGGGACTTTAGGGTCAATGCAATGCACCTCACAGGTCCAGAGATTGAGGCGCTCGCCAATGGAACACCGATTGAGAGTCCAGGGGAGAGGAGAGAATTCGAAGAAAAGTTGAAGCGCTTAAAAATAAAAAGATAGTAGGTATTAACAAACACAATGTTCTCTCTAACGACCTCTACTACATTTGCTGCGAACACCAAGCGTTTCAAGAAGTTTGGCAAAAAGATGAAGAAGCAGCGCCAGAACGACTTGGGCAGAATCGGTGACAGATTCAAGGATATTGCCCGAGACGAAGAGCGACGTGCGAAGGAAATCTTCCGCGAGCACCAGGAGTTCTTCCAGGGTTCTTCCCAAAAGAAGGAAGAAGTTGCTATCGACTTTTACGAGAACTAAACGCAAACCAGAGTGTGCTTAGAACAAAAGCAAATGCCAATGGTGTATCATCAAACTGATGGGCCATTAACGCACTCACTATACTATATTGCACCATACGAATTTCCTGTCTAGTCTTAGACATGGATCTTTTCATGGCTGCTTTGGATTTCTCCAAACCCAAAACAGCTTTACTTATATTTCGTATTTTAGTTGGCATTTCGGCAGTCTTCATGAGAGCTTCTTGTATGTCAATCGCTTCCGCGAATTGTTGTTTGATCATAGGTTCCAGATATGTAAAGTAGTTGAACTTTGGATCAAGTTGAATACAGATACCCTCAATTATAGAGAAAGTCTTTGCTAAATATACAAAACTTGTTGGTACAACAAACGGCTTTTCAGCCGCGAGCTGCATGGCGATGTCATCATTTATTATGTTTGATGCGTCAAGGGTCTCGAGGTATCCCAATATTGATTCGAAAAAGATTTCAATGTCCGAAAGATCCGAAGTCATGGGTATGATGACTTTGAGTGTGACCAGGACTTCAACAATTCCCTTTGTATCCTTATTAATGATACAGTTGAAAAGATCTTTGAAACCATTTCGAAGTTCTTCGGACAAGTTTATTAAGAGTCCAAAGTCATAAAAGACCAACTTTCCATTGGGTGTGAATCCCAAATTGCCTGGATGTGGATCTGCGTGGAAGAATCCCTTGTCCATAGTTTGAATGACATAGGAGTTTATGAGTCCTTCACAAATCTTCTTCTTATTAACTTTTGGATCTGAAAGTTCTGTGAGTTTTTCAGATTCAACATATTCCATGACAATCATATCATCGGTACAATATTCCTTATAAACTTTTGGAACTTTGATCCATTTGACATCTTTCATATCTTTTCTGAACCTAATTGCATTCTCAATTTCTTGACGATAGTCGGATTCGCCCAAAAGGTACTGAATGGATTCATTGAGAACAAACTCAGAACTATTCCCAGTATCAACCCCAACAGTTTCCAAAAAACGCACAATCTCCCTGATGTTGTCTGTGTCAGATTTCATGATGTTATAAATGTCTGGTCTTTTGACTTTGACGATGACATCTTTTCCATTTTTGAGTTTAGCGCGATGTACTTGACCAATACTTGCAGATTTAAATGGTACAGGTTCGAACTCTTCAAAGTAGTTCAAATTTACAATCTGTTTTACAACATCGTATTCCACGGGAGGGACATTGTCTTGAAGGGATTCTAGTTGTTGTGTAAATTCAGGTGGGTATAGATCCGCTCTCGTTGAAGCGATTTGTCCTAATTTTACAAAAGTTGGACCCAGATCAAGAAGTTCGTCCCTCGTCCATTTACCAAGTTCAACTTTATTTTTTACAAAAGTCTTTTTCCAGATAAATTTGGCGGCAAACTTCCAAGTCTTGGCTTTTTGGTTTGGTACCGAGACTTTACCTACTTGTTTCTGAGTCGCGACGCATAGCATCCTACTATACAAATATCTTTTATTTTTTAACTGTCAAAAAATATCTTAGGTTACTATAAATGCCAAAAGTCAACAGTTTCCTTGGACCTCTCAGTACCCCAACCGAAGGTGTCATCAGAGCACAACCAATCATATTTACTCTTATCGTATTGTACCAGGGTTTGTTCTCTGGTAATGCCATTACAATTCCAAAAAATCTCAAGACCGCTTTTAACAGTAAGACTTTTCGCTTTGTGTCCATCATGATGATCGCCTTGACTGCGACTCAAGACATTGAGTACGCCCTCATCTCTACCGTGATCTTCATCTCTATAATGTATGCTCTCAAGACTCCAGAAGAACGCAAAGAGACTGGTTTGATCTAAAATTATATGTGGGCTAAAAGTAGAATGAAGATTCATATTGTTGGTGCTGGACCAACTGGTATGTCCCTCGCATGGGAAATACTCAGGTCAGGTGATCATGACATCACAATCTATGACAGAAAGTCCTCCGCGGGTGGTTCTTGGTGGGAACCTGAAGAAGGACCCAGAGATCTTCACGCACATAGAATTGTTTTTGACAAGGCTTTTGTGAATACCCAAAGTCTATTCAATGAAATGAGGATCAATTGGAATGATATCTTTGAACCAGTGGAGAAGGACCTCTACGGTTTTATTCGAGAGTCCCTCGAGTTGAAGGACTACGGTGCTCTCACTTCTCTGGCTGCGAGGGTCCTCGCTCAACCCAAAAAGTACAGGAGTGTCTCCCTCAAAGAGGCCCTCGGTGAGTTGACTGAAGGTGGACGGAGTGTCCTTGAACATCTCCCTCTCATTATGGATGGTGTGACATGGGAAGTCATGTCAGCCTATGAGTTTGTGAAGAGTTTTGACCACGTGGCTCTCTCAAAACAGTGTACCCAAAGAGTCTCTGGTAGAGTCATGTGTGATGCAATGCAAGAAGCCCTTGAGGAGGTTGGGGTGGAGTTCCAATTTGGCAAGGAACTTGGGGAAGTTGAATATCTTCCAGATGGTTTCAAAGCTCAATTTACAGATGAAACCCAAATTGATGATGGAATGCTTTTTCTCTGTCTCGACAATAGTCCAGCTCTCAAGTTCCTTGGAGACAATTGGGGTCCAGATGCAGAGAAGAAGGTAAGAGAGAGTACATATGGATGTATAAATATTCTCTTTGACTTTGATGAACCTGTGAAGCTTGGTGATGACCTTAAAATTGCGGCTACAACGAGGTTAAATCTTCAACCAGTTGTTCTCACAGATGGTCATACAGTGTCATGTGTCATATGTGATCTCACCGAGGAAATCCTGACAACACCGCCCGAAGAATTGAGGGTTCGAGTCCTTGAAGAGTTGAGTGTCCCCCTCCCCAAGCAAATCCGAATTGGATGGGGTGCTGAGTGGGACGGGAAGCGATGGCAGTTTTCTCAATCATCGGGGGTTCTCAGTCTCCATGGTCAACTTCCATTCTTTGGAGAGTGTCCAAGTGTCGCCATGTGTGGTATGATGTCTCCTCGTAACACCCCTTACTCGAGTATTGAAGCTGCCGTAGAGGTCTCAAGGTCTCTCAGTCACACAATATTTGGTACACGAGAACCTTTGAGTCCACTCCTTCTCACACAAGTTGTGTCTGTGACACTTTTAGTGCTTATAGTTTTAATTCTCATCTATCGTAACAGAAACCAATGAAGTTTCTAGCCACCGTACATACACCCATGTATGACCATAACGACAAAAAGTACCTCCGTTTGGTCATTCCTGAAAAATGTGCCGAGTTTGTTCGAAGAAGACACACCAGAGAAGTCAGAGAGAATCCCCTCGAAGGTCGTATCCTCACTGTAAAAGTTCCATTTCGATACAGAAGAGTTATGTGTCGCGTCGATGGGGAACCTGTTCAGGCTCTCACAATTGGTTCAGAAGTTGAGGTTGAAGTGGAGTTCGCTGGTATTTGGAATGTTGGAAACTATAGTGGATATTCTTGGAAACTTGTGTCTATTAAAAGTTAAACCCCAGAATATAGTAGATGTTAACGCGAACTGGATACCTCGTGACCGAGGGACCAATCGCTGAAATTAAAAAGGAACTCACAGTAAGACCTCAAGTCAATGGGGACTATGGATTTCCTCCGCCACCTTTCAAAGTTTTTAGAACAGCTAAGAATGGAGTGTGCGTTCCAAGATTCTACGGAGTTGCTCGGGTTGGAAAACCCAAGGAGGACAGACGCCCCGAACCAGCCAGGTCCAGGGCTACCTTTGTTGGACAGCTCAGAGACGCCACCCATCAGAACGCCGCACTTGCTGCGGCTCTTAGTGCGGGTCATGGAGTTCTCTCGCTCCCATGCGGGTATGGAAAGACCACCGTATCCTTGGCGATAGCGTGTAAGCTGGGCTACAGAACCATGATTGTTGTTCATAAACAGTTCTTGGCGGATCAGTGGAGGGAACGGATTCAACAATTTTGTCCAGGTGCCACAATAGGTATAGTTCAACAGGACAAGAAGGAGACGGATTGCGACTTTGTGATAGCTATGCTTCAATCTCTCTCCCTTAAGGAATATTCCTTCAGTGACTTTGATTCAATTGGGACACTCATAGTTGATGAAGCCCATCATATATGTGCGAAGGTCTTCTCACAATCCCTTTTCAAAATGTGTCCCAAGCACATCTTTGGCTTGTCAGCAACACCTGAGAGAAAAGATGGACTCACAAAGGTTCTTCATTGGTTTATGGGTCCAACCTTCTTTGCGGTTGAAAGGAAAAATCAGGAACAGGTTGAGGTCTTCCCCGTGACCTACGAATCATTCAACTATAGAAATCCACCACCCTCAACACGCTTCGGTAAAGTTTCCATGCCAAACATGATCACAGAAGTTGTGGAAGACAGGAAGAGGAATCAAATGCTTGTGGGTCTCATCAAGAAGGCGTCAGCTGGAACTCGACAACTCCTTGTCCTCAGTGACAGGCGTTGGCACTGTGAAATGCTTCATCAATGTTTCCCCAAAAACTCGGGTCTCTATATGGGTGGTATGAAAGAAGCTGATCTCCAGGCTTCATCTAAGAAGAAGATCATCTTCGCAACATTCTCACAAGCCCATGAAGGTCTCGACATCCCAACACTGGATACAGTCATTTTGGCGTCGCCAAAGTCAGACATAACCCAAAGTATTGGTCGAATTATGCGGGAGACCAAAGGTAAGAAGAACAACCCACACATCTATGACATTCACGATCCGTGGTCACTTTTCACGGCTATGTTCTACAAGAGAATGAAAGTGTACCGCCAAGGTGGATTCAAGATTCATGGTAAGGTTGCTGAAGAAGAGAAGAAGACGGAGTTTCCTCAGGGAAAGTGTCTGTTTTTATAATCTGGGCATAAATTAAATGTCTGGTGCATTGATTCAACTTGTCTCCAAAGGTGTGCAGGATATGTATATCAATAGTGAAGAAGGACATTCATTCTTTCGTATGAAGTTTACGAGACATACAAACTTTTCACAGGCTCCAAAGCTGATTAAGACAATTACAGATAAAGACCCAGTTTTTACTGTTCCAGTTTTTGGGGATCTTATAAATTGTCTATGGTTCGAGGGACTTGAAAAGAATTCAAATGTTTCTTCAAATCTCCTCTACAATTCAACAATTGATCTTTATATTGGGGGTCAAAAAATAGATTCTCAACACTATGATTACTACGCGGACATCTGGCCAAACTATCTTGCCGAGAGCTGGACAAAGCAAGAAGAACTCACAAACAAGACGAGTATCTCAAATAGAAACTTTCAACCACTTCACTTTTTCTTTTGTGATCATGGAGCATTTTTACCTCTCGTGTCTCTTGCACATCACCAGGTTGAAGTAAGAGTCAATTTTGATGAAGAAAGTCTCAGTGGATATGGCGCCTCACAGAAACGAATCAACGTGTACGGTAATTATATTTATTTGGACAAGGAAGAGAGAGAATCCCTTGTAAAGAGGCAAATGGATTTTATAATTACACAAACACAAAGGGTTGAATTTCCCCTTTCGAATGTTGTTGATAACAGTATTCAGACTGGTGGATACAATGATTTGGACATTGGAACTTTTAATCATCCAGTGAAATCTATATTTTTTGGTTATTCGGCAACAAATATTGATCCAACAAATGATCGTTTTACTTTCAAAAATGCTGATATTTACGTGAATGGGACACCTCTTCTTGAAAATATGAGTCCAACTTATTTCCACACAGTTCAAAATTATTACAAGTCAAAATATGGCAAGACTGATTTTAGAGTTGATTCAGAAGATCTTATGTACACAAGATACTTTGTGTATCACTTTGGTCTAAACGCTTCAGATTACAACCCATCTGGTACATGTAACTTCAGTAGACTTGATAATGCAAAGCTCATTCTCCGTGGTGTTGAGAAAGGTAACTTTAGGGGTAACCAAGATGACATCAGTATTTTCGCCTTAAACTATAATGTTCTCAGGATCAAGGATGGTTTGGCTGGAATTTTATTCGGGAACTAAAGTATAAATGGGTCGCACCGCGAGATTCGAACAGATTTATGTAGCAAGTCTGGACGCAGAACCCGTTGAACAAGAAACTCTTACAGGTGTCAAGAGTATTCTGACGAGAGAAGTTGAAGCAAATGAACTTCTTCTCCTTGAAGAATTAGGCACAAAAGGGCGCCTTGGTATAGCGAATACAGCACCAACAAAATCAATATCGGTCTCCGATAAACTTTTTATTGATGAAGACGATACAATTGTTTTTGACCTGAAATCCCGTGGACGAGCATCCCGTTTTTTTGTTGAAAATCAGCTCGCCATCGGTACAGTCAATCCAACGAAAACTTTTCAAGTTAATGATGGTGCTACACGAAAAGTAGATATTGATTTGACGGGTCGTGATCTTATGACAGTCAGTGGTAACTTGGTTGCCACAAATGTCATTGTATCTGACAGACTTATAACATCTGGATCAAATCTTTCAATCAAGGAAACAAATTCAAATGTCATTACTGTGATTGGTGGAATTAAGACATCAAATTTAAGCGTTGGAAGCAATGTTGGTATTTTTAGAGAAGGTTCTAATGTCATGATGTTAAAAGGTAATGTATATCAAGAAGGTTACTTAAACATCGTAGGTAATATTGCGGTAAGTGGTAATATTACAGTGACGGAATCGGCGACATATATAGCTACACAGGATTTGCGTGTTGCGAACGTTGTCATTCATTCGGGTTTTGGAAATGATGTGTTATCGAGGGAAACCGCAATTGTTATGACACCTGGTACTGACTATTCAAATGTAGCCCTAGGTTTTGTAGCGGGAGACCGAGGTCGGGAGATGGCATTTTTCCAAACCGATGCATATGGGGGATACAACTCACCTACAATTAATGTAGATGACACAAAACTTGTAAATGTCCACGTGTATGGTGATATTTACACATCAAACAATATTGGTGCCGCAAATACATATCCTACACACGATCTCTGTGTGGGTTCAAATGTCTTTATTGATGACACAAATTCAAATGTTGTGTACGCAAATGGTAATGTGTACGCCAAGGGTCTCATACTTGGATCAACTGGTTTGCGTGCGGGTAACCTTCTTGTATTAGATCCTACTTCTGAGACACCTGTTACTATCAGTGGAAATGTTCAAATGAATGCTTTACGAACGAACGGTACCGCGCCATCTGGTATTTCAAATTTGTCTCCAACTGATACACTTTCTGTGGGTGCCAAAGTATTTGCAAACACAACAGCTGTGAATACTCTTAGAGTTCTAGGTAATACCGCAACAACAAATCTTACGACCGAAATGGTGTTTTCAAGTTCAAACATTGTAGTCCACGCGGATAGATTTGGTGATGACAGTACATCAAATGTACTCATCCTTAAATCTGGTCCAACCGCGTCAAATGTGAGCGCTATTGAAGTTTATGGCGCGAGTACAACAGCTACACAACAAAAAATATCTATGAAGACAAAAAACACTGAAAGAATTAGAATTACATCAGATGGATATGTTGGTATTTCAAATACAAATCCAACCGAAAGACTTACTGTCGCTGGAAACGTTTATGTCATTGGCAGTAACACAGTGGCAACTGGTAATATTTGGGGAACTACAGGTAATATCGCAATGCGGACATATACAAGTGTCACCAATGGAGAAAATAGGATTGAAAATATTGTTGGATCTGGGAAGGGTCTCAAAATATTTGCAAGTAAGACACCCACCATGGGTACACCAAAGATGACCATATTGGAATCAAGTAATGTTGGTATCAATGTGGCAAGTCCCGTGGGTAGACTTCACACTTCGGGTGGTACAGTGTTTCTCAATGATCAACCTACATACAGAAGTGGATACAGCCATCTTGACTCATCCCTCGTTGTGACAAACACTCAACCAATCGTGGATACCACTGACCTTGGTACAGTCATGCACTTGGCCCGCGAAGGTAATGGGACACGGGATGGTGTTCGGGCCTCTTTCAAGATGGGCAAGCACGATAACACATCTGGAAAGTCCAAAGCAAAGTTGGATATATACTTGACCGATGAAGACTATACAGATGAAGTGGACGTCATGACACTTCAAAGTGAAGGGCGTGTGGGTATCGGTACTACACAACCCTCGGCACACTTGGAGGTCTATTGTACGGGTACAGCAAATCCAACAACAAATGGTATCCTCGTACACAATCACGAGTCCCCATCAGGTGATGCGATCGTTGCTATGCAGACTGATATTAATGAAGGTAACGCCTTTACATCTTATATTCAAAGTGATGGTGACGTAGATCCCACAGGTTGGGCGGTTGGTGTGTCTGGATCAAATGATTTTAGAATTACACAAAACCCCAACAAAGTCTATGACACGGGTGCCGTTTCAATATTCATTGATGGTACTTCCAGAGATGTGGGTATAGGTACAGATATACCACGAGGTGCTCTTGAAGTGAACGGTAATGTTGTGATTGGACAGCAACTTTCATTTGGCGGTCTCAGTGGCGATGAATTTGGAAATACTCACATTATAGAGAGAAGATACAATACAGATTACTCGAAAACTGAGTTACTTCTCTTTAAAGGGAATGAAGCTTCTTCTGTTGATACAGGTCCAGATAGAATTAGACATATCGCAGGTGAGCACGTTTTCCAAACATACACATCTTCTGGTGAAACCCTCTATGGAGCGAGTGAAATTTTAGATACTATGGATGGTCAAACAGATAAACCCCTTGTTATTTGTGATAACGGTCTCGTGGTTGTCGGGGGTCAGCGCTCTGACGCAGATTCACGGGGTGCAAACACAAAACTTGTCGTCAATGGTGATGTTGAGTTTGCGGGTGGTGGTTCATTTAAATTGACGGGTATTGAATTTTCAACGACATCTGGTGCTTCAAGTCGTAACATTATTCGCAATCTTTTAGATAGTGCTGTGCGCCGCCCTCTCACATTTGTACATGAAATTGATGATAACAACGACTTTGAATTCGCCCGTTTTGACGCCGATGGTAGATTAGGTCTGGGTACGACGGAACCAAGTTCAAATATTCATGTGTACGACACAACTTCGGGGAACATTGACCTATTGAAACTTGAGAGTGGTGGTACAAATAAAGAAACTGGAATGCTCATCTATACAGACGACGGTGAAGGTGGTTACGCACGGGGTTTCAGTAATGCCACAAATGGTACAACTGGTCTCGTGATGGGTGTTGCCAATAATAGCACCCAAACAAATTGCATTCACCTCATTCATTCAAGTAATGTGGGTATAGGCACACATAGTCCAGCTACAAAGTTCCATGTGTATGATGGAGTTGCGCGTATAGAGAATTCTTCTGCAAACGCAATCGTGGAGTTTACAACAACTGGGGGTTCCGCGAATATTTATTCGGATACAACTGGTAATGTTTACATAAATCCAATTACAACCTCTAAGACCACACACGTAAATAGTGACCTTGAAATTGTGGGTGATGTTGCCGTTGGTGGTAACATTGATCTTGGTAATCAAGTCGCCATTGGTCTAAGTGGTGCCACGGCATCTACAGATCTTGAAGTTGGTGGTGGTATCATAACTAACTCAGTGGAAGTTTCAAGAAAGACATATTCCAAGACATTCTCGGTGGGTGAAGGTCTCGCGAAAGATATTCAACTTATCTTTGGACCAGGTGCCTTTTATGCAAAAGTGACAGCTATTTTGAGAAGAACGGATGGCTCAACTGTAAAAGACCTGAGTACAATGTTGCTTGAACTTCAAGGTGGTACAGGGGATGCAAGTACATCCACACTTGATGTAGCCATTGGCACAAAGAACCTGTTCGGTGGAACAA